ACCGCCCGGAACATCAATGNCCCGCCACTCTCCGGGTTGCAATGGCTCGTCAGAGTTACGAACGCGAACGCCACGGGCTTTGAAACCCGCAGGTAAATTCGAAAGCGTACCCGCATCAATCAACTGACGCAACAAGCTTGTCGAGGCACGGCCTAACCCGCCAATCATATGCACTAAACCAAAGCCATAAAACCCTAATCCGGGCATAAACTTATAGTGTACGAAGTATTGACGCTTGCGCATCATGGGATCACCCATGTCAAAGTTGCGCCGAATAGACAGAATCTGTCCCGAGTTGTCATCAATCGTAATGATGTACGGTAGCTTTATGCCCGATGGCTCTCCCGTCTGAGGATTCATGTCCTCAAACCCCTCAATGTCCATGTCCGCATGCATCTCTAGCACCGTCAAAACATCGTCAGAATAGTTCTTGGACAGGCCCTCTAGCTCATTGACCTTCTGACGAACAGAGTCAGCCTCAACCTCTCCGCCCTCCTTTAGATCAACATCACGGTACATACCACCAACCTGCATCTTGCGTACATCGTTGATGTCCATACGCAATACATGCGTAACCCGATTGCTTGTAGCTAAGTCAGAGGCAGAGTACGGTACAACCAAGTCTTGTGCTGGTATGAATTGTGCAACTGCACGTTGCTTCGTGGGATCGAAGTAAACCTTCTTAAACGTAGAGCCAGACAACGGGAGATAAAACAGCATCTGATCCATGTCCGGATCATACTCTTCCATGATCTCCGTAATCTGGTAGTTCATAAAATGCTCTACCCGATTGGCCTGATCCTCACGGGCTTGGTCCTGCATACCCATAAGACGAGTTCTAACAGGGCCACCCGCTGGCAAAAGCTCCTTGTATGCCTGTGCCTGAAACTGCGTAACACTCTCGCTAATCATGGGATGCACAATACCGGACGCACCCTCAAACGGAGTTGTGCGCTCCTCTGCCTTTAACCCAAGTAAATCTAAACCCTTGGTATACGTCTCTTCCCAATCGGACCTCGACTCTAAATCTTCCTCGTATAAGCCGCGAAGATCAGAGGATATCTCGCCAAGAACGCCCTCATCCAAGTATTCTGCCAAGTTAGCGTCAAACGGAATGTCATCAGGTATATCTATAGGCATCTCTTCCATAGACTGAACTATCGCCCCGCCCATGCCGTCATCAATAACCTCGGCTCCGTTAGGAAACTCCATAGGAACATCAATCGGTACTTCTATGTCTGGTGACATCACCATCAGTAATACTCCCGTTTACGAGGTTTCCATTCATCCTCTAGGTCATCTTCGCCGTCCAGATAGATAAAACCACCCTGCCGAAAACGCATCAAAGCTAGGGTCATACTATCACAATAATCGTCGTTGTCACCATAGGGAAAAGAAACCACCTCTTCGATAACCTCTTCAGGGAACTTCTTGTCCGAAGGATACCAAACAACCCCCGCCTCAAACAAAGGAGCTACCATGTGCATCCTAGTGACCTTATCCTTGCCCCTACCCGGAGAAAAACCCAAAGCAGGAATGCCCTTGAGACGTAATTCGTCTATCAAAGGCTGTCCCGTGGCCTTGGCTTCTATGATCACCATGTCTGGGTCCCAATAATCGTGCTCGTCATAGGCAATTTCCTTTAATTCAGGGAAACTCCACCTACCACGCTGCGCATCCATCAAAATTATGTGGTCAGGGCCGCCCTCTAGCGGATTAAACACGCCCCAAGTCGTAATTGCGCTGTAATCCGCGCTTTCTTTCTTCGAAAACGCCGTATCATACGACTGCATGACGTATTTTAACGTGGGAACCTTGTCTTCCTCCCACGGTTGCCACCAATCGCGCTTGATAATCGCAGATTCAGAGGCCGTGGGCGTCTGTTGCCACTGCGCAGACCACTTTGACACGGGCAAAGACGCCTTAATCCCCAGTAATGCGTCTTTTTCCCAAAATTCAGGCCACAAAGGGTTGCCGCTAGGCATAATCGCAGGAAATTCCACCACTTCCCACTTGTCCGCCATCACATCGCCGCCCTGTCGGGCCAATAAACGACCCGTCAAGTCCTTCTTACCCCACCGAGTCATGACAATTATGATTGCACCACCCGGTTGTAGACGCTGACGAGGGCCAGAAGTGTACCACTCATACGCATTGTCAAAAGCACTGTCGCTCATAGCGTCCTGCTCCGAGTGTGGATCGTCAATCACAAACAAATCCGCACCACGACCCGTGACCGCAGCACCAACACCCGCCGCAAAGTACTCGCCGCCCTTGTCAGTACCCCATTTTCCCGCGCCCTTGTTGTCTTCCTTTAAACTCGTGTCCGGAAAAATCTCCCGATACGCAGGATCGTCAATTAAATCTCGGACCTTCCTACCAAAACGTACAGCTAGTTCTGTATTATGGGTAGCCTGAATAATCTTTAGTTTAGGGTTCCTACCCAAAAACCATGCAGGCATCAGGTAACTCGCAAACTCGGACTTCGAATGACGAGGCGGCATGTTAATAATCAACCGCTTCAACTCGCCACGAGCCACAGCCTCTAGCTTCTCCGCAATAACCCTGTGATGACGCCCCTCAATGAAGTTCTCATACACATGATGCGCGAACGGCATGAACTTGTTCTGCGCTTCGTCCTGTAAATCAAGACGCCTCTTGGCCTCAGTTAAAGCCAGTATTTCTTTTAACGCCTCCTCGGGAAGCGCATCAAAGCTCTGAAGGGTCATCTTCTTCCTCTGCGGGATAATAAACCATTACCAAGGTCCTACACTCAGGACACGACAAGTTCGTCTCCATAACATAGTCCTCATCGTCCTCTATGTCATGGTCCCCGCCCCAAATTAACTCAGTACTACAATGCCAACAGTTCATAGTCCCTCCGAGCTAAAAAGAAAAACCAAGGCAGATAGCAATGGGAACACGAAGGAGCCTTGTCCACCGTATCCTCCTCAATCTCTCTACCACAATGCCGACATTTCATGACTAACCTATAATCGGAGTCATCGGAATGCCTGCAATGCCTTGAGGCGTGGGAGGAGAGATCGTTGGACGAACGTAGTCTATAGGTTGAGTATAACCCGCCATCGGCATTCTTCCCATCGGTGCTGCTGGAACACGGGGCGCAAGATCAGGAAATGGATCACCAACAAAATTACCCTGATACTGAGCAGGAGCCGCAGGAGCCGTCTCATACGCCACACCCATTACAGGAACACACATCCCCGTTACCGGATCAGTCCGATAACCCTCGGGACACGGATCATAGTTGCCGTAGAAATCATCTCCATCGCCCATTGATTCCGCTTCTTCCGCCGTTTTGCCAGAACGTGTCCGAAAGTTCGTATAGGCTTGCATAGCCTCAGCAGAAGGACTGCCATCATCATTCCTAAAAGTTCCATAACCCAAACCCTCTAGAGCCTTAGTAAAACCTTCAGGGCCACTCAAAGAACCAAGGCCCAACTTTAGGTCTGTCGCCATTGATGAACCAAAGTTCCGCAGCCGATCCTTATAGGTTTGATTGTCTTGAGGCGGTCGCATCCGCTTATCACTTTGGTAATAAGGAACATCACTATAATCTAAATTCTTAAAGTCAGCGTCGGTAGGAGCCTTTATTGTAGGCCGAGCTAAAGTAGCGGGGCGCATCTGGGGACGAGTCCTAGACAAATCCCTGTTGCCTCCAGAAGAACCGCCGCCGCCACTGCCGCCACCTCCAAAAATCCCACTGAAGAAGTTCCTGCGCTGCTGCTCGTAACGATCCTCACGCTCACGCTCCTTGGACCGTTGACTTGATGCGTAGTCCGAAGGCTTGCTGTAAGTTCCCTCAGATACCTTTCCGCTACTACCTATCGTAAGTGGCATATCAATTTCCCATCCTAAACATGTTTCCGATACTGTCTTTTAAACTAGCAATGCCGCCCGTAAACCTGTCCATAGCACTAGGCGGTCTTTGAGGAACCTGCAAGGCACTCGTCTGCTCAAGCATAGGTTGTATGTCCTTGTCCAACATACCTAACCCCATCTGTATCGCCCGAAAACCCTTGGCATCCTTGTCACCCTTCTTAGCCTCCATGACAGCCGCAGCTATCGCCTCCATCTGTGGATTAACGCCCGTAGCAACATTGTTCGTGATCCCTGAAGCCTCTTCATTCCTCAACGCAGCAAACGCAAGGTCCGATTCTGCCTCATCAGTAACCGAGGGTCCCGCAACCTCTAGTGTAACCTCGGGTTCTGCAACAACAAGAAACGGGCGAATACCCTCTTCGTTTCGCCTTCCTAAAACTTTGTCAACATGCTTGACTGTGTTGGGAAACTGCTCCGGCATGTCTAAAATGTTCTTGCCCTGAGCCAACAACCTCTCAACCCTAGCAGGGCCAGAATGATATCCAGCAAGAGCTAACTCATAATCCCCGCCAAACTTCTTTAAGTTCATGGCTAAATACTCGGCCCCAAACCGAACACTGTCCTCAAGATCAAACTGGTTCTTCAAAGGAGCTACACCATAACCGGGGTCTCGGGCCGTGCTGTCAAGAGCTTGAGCCGCACCCTTCGCTGTCCCCTGAGAAGTCTCAGGGCCAACCGCCCTTGGATTGTTGCTCGACTCCTGAAAAACCATCCTAGCTAAAATGTCCGGTCGAACACCAAACTTCTTAGCGTACTTCTGTATGTATCCGTCAAGCTGACTCATATCATATACCCCATCGAACCAAGGCCCGTGAGCCTAGAAGCAACACGACCACCATCCGCATACGGAAATAAGACAGTTTCCCCTGTGTTGAGAACCTTATTTTCCATGTTTCGTATAACATACACCTTGCCATGCTCCTTAAGCATACTTGGCATCGCTGATTTAAAATAATCCGGAAGCTGATCCGCCTTGGACATAATTATGTCCCTAATAGCGTCCATCTTTTCCTCTGTTACAGCATATCCCATAGAATGATTTCTTTTCTGTCGATGAATTATCAGTAAACTATCAAGGTCTAAATCCGCTATCTCCGAAAGACTCGCTTCCGCTACTTCGTCAAACAGGGGCATGGACTCGTCATAATACTTCTCCTGAGCTTGGATAAGCCTTTTTTGAACAGCCTCGTACTCTCCCTCACGAGGAGGAACACCACCTTCATCTTCTGTTATCCTCTTAAGAGCGGCTACTTCCTCAGCAATCTCATCTTTAGATAAATACCTCGGTATATAACCTAACTGTTCATTATATATCTCAAGGTCAGTCTCCCGCGCCAAATCAGGTATTATCCCTTTGTTGATAGCTTTAAGACCAGCTAACCGAGAAGCCAAAGGCGTGAGCGCAGCCTTTACACCAACCTTCTTACCAGCTTGTAAAACCGCCTCCGGAGCAATGGCTAAACTACCTATGCCAGCTAAAACCTGACGCCGAGTTGGACCGTCCGAAGTCTTGGGAGGAACAGGAGCCGCATCACTAGGCGCACCCGTCAACGTCAACGTATCCATCAATACAGCCTTCGCTGGCTGCTTGGCTAACGCTCCAATAACCCCCATGCCAACAGGCGCTAACGTCTCTAATGCCGCCTCAATACCCGCAGCCTTCCGCTCCTCATCAGATAACTCAGAATCAAAAGCACGACCACTCGCAGCCATGCCACGCATAATCCCCTGCGCAGGATCAACCGCACTCACGAAATCTAAAACCTGCTGACCACTCGTCCGAAGCTCTTTCTCCCCCGGTAAATACCCAACAGAAAATAATGGATTCATAACATATACCCCATAGAGCCAAGGCCCGTGAACCGTGAAACATCAACACGACCACCATCCCTAAACACAGGCATGCCAACCTCCGAAAGCGCCTTGCGAAAATTATCTGTCATCCTAAAGCCCGGAACCATGAACATCGTCTCCGTACCAGCTTCATCCGCACCGTACATCGGTATTTCCTCAATCTTCGGCATCTCCAACTTCGAATCAGCGCCCAACTTGTTCAACACCTTCTTCAAGGCCCCCGGAACAATCTTGTCGTAATACTCTTGCTGTCCACCCAACTCACCATACGTCATGTCCGTCGCCATCTGACCAGTTCCCAACGTGAAAAAATCTGCACCAGAAACCGAAGCCTGCTCCAAGGACCTACGAATCGCCATGCGCGTAATAGTAGCCGTGTCATATAACTTACCAACACCTAACTCCGAAGCCGTCTTATTTCCTCGCGTGTTTCTCAAGTCCGTCAACTCAGACATCAACAGATCAACCTGCTTAGTAACAGGGAGTTGGGAAAACCGCTCACTATAACCCGCTTGAACACTAGGCCGAGAATCATTAGCCTCAACTATATTCTTTTTAAAAATCGTGCCCTCTAATAAATCCAGTATCTCCTGATCCTTGGGGGTTATAGCATTGGTCTTCCTTTGGCCCCCAGTGTAATACATAGCTGAAAGCATGTCACTTCTGTCAGAACCAAGGTCCTCCAAAATCTTCCGGTTCTTCAATATAGTGCGTGAGTTGTTGTTCACATCAGACTGTATCTCGCCCAAATG